GTTAGATCCAGCGTAAATGTAGTCAGAGTAGTTAGCAAGATAAGACTTATACCATATCTTCGTAGGTGCATTTGCCTCAGATACAGCGTCTGTTGCTTTAGACAGACTTAAATGCTTCTCAAGGATGTTACCTTGAATTCCTGTTAATGAACCAGAATCATCAACAACAACGACGTGCATCTCATCATTTCGACCACCACGCTTACTAACATAGTTTGATGTTCCAGGTTTAGGTGCGATACTACGCCAGAAGACTGTTGCGTTGTCTAATCCTAATGTTCTTGAATTGTACCAGTCATCAACACCAGCAACCAGAACTCTGGAGTTAGTTGTTGAACAAGTAAGTACAACTTCATCATTTCTTAGTGCAGATACGCTTAATTTTACGTCATCCGTAATTGCTGTACCACCAATACCTGCTCCACTAACGGTGATTGTTGTACCAACACCATATGCAGATCCAGGACTTGTTAATGAGACGGTTCCAATACCACCACTTGCATCTCTGAAGATGGTAAAGACTGCTCCAGTACCTTCAGCACTTGTACCTGTTAGGTTAGTGTAAGTACCGCTTGAAGCAGATGGAACTGTTGTAAATGTGGTTAAACCAACTGTGTTGATCGTACCTTGACTTAAATCATAACCACCTACTGATGTACCAGCGATAGATACGGTATCTCCAACCGTATATCCAACACCAGCATTGTTTATAGTTGCAGATGCTACACCACCATCTGTACTGTTACGTACAATATCGAATGTTGCTCCAGCACCACCGCCACCAGTTGTACCACCAACTCCAGTATAAGTCTGGTCTTGCTGACCCTGAATCTGACTGAAGGTAGTAATACCAATAGTTTCTATAGAGTCTTCAGGTGATACAACGTCACCGTCAGAGTCAAGAATAGTTAATCTTTGATCTTTCAGGAACGATGCGTATTGACTTCCTTCAGCATACGTTACTGGAGTCTCCAATCCTGGCTGTGTACCACCAGTAGAGACACGAGATCGAACCTTAATGTTCAGAATACTGGTTCCAGTATCTGGTGCATTAACGACCTCTGTAATAATTCCTTTTAGATATCCTGCAAAAACTGAGGTAGAACCTGCTCCTGGAATGACTTGACCCGATATATCAACCGTTATACCGTAACCAACCTGAGCACCCATATTGGCAACTGACGTTGTAGCAATACCAATAACTTGGTCTGCCATATCGTCAATATAACAAACTTTTACTCCATTACTCCATGTACCTGGGTTTTTAGCAGCATAGTAGAAGTTTGCTGCTGAATCCAAATAATTTGTGTTATAGTCGTCAAAGTTTTTGATCTTTGTACTTGCGACAGATGAAGTACCAACACCAACGTTACCGTTTGCTAGGTTATCATCGTCTGATCTAATTACTTTGAGCACACCACCGTAAGAGAGGTACTGCGATGCTGACATCCAGTACTCATATTGAGCATCGTTGTCGTAGGGCTTTCCAAATGTACTGATTAAATCTTGCTCTGTGGCAATATTAATAGGTTCTGATACAGGTCCAATTTCAAAAGGTCCTGCGATACCTCCAATATTGTCAAGAACGTTTTCCGCTCTACCGACGGTTAAGTCAACTTCTCTAGTTAGTACACCAGGAGATAATTGAGGAGTTGCCATGTTCTATGTCTCCAAAAATTCTCAGTTTTGTTCTAGAGATATTTATTAAAATATAACTTTAGAATAGCTTACTACCTATACTCCCACATGTAAGCCATGTCCCCATACTCATCTGTATACCACCTGTCTCCAGTATTATCAACAAAACTTTCTTCATCGAGACCATTCTCAATAAATCCAAATGGAGCCATATCCTGCTCTATCTGATTTTTTTGTTCTTCGTAAAGTCTTCTACGAACATCCTGATCAGTTATTTCTTTAAAGTAATCCTGTTCAACTAACCATGCATATATGACCAGACACATTGCAAGGTCATCATTACATCCATCCTCTGCTTCAAATGAATTACTTTTTTGAATAAAGGTTGTTAATTCAGCAATAATCTCATAATCCTTGAATATTATCTTATCCGATTCAATTAAAGTTTTTAAGTTTAAACATCCAACCTTTTTAACAGTCTTAGACATTTTGACTCCAAGTTGAGTCTTTTTACCAGAGAATCCCTGACCAACAACTTGACCTGCTCTACCTCTCATAGAACACATGAGAACATTTTCATATTCCAAGTCATAATTAAGAATAGATGCAACTTGATCTCCCACATCATTTACTTCACATAAAATGTAAGCATTATTATAATTCTTAGCAACATCACAAATAATTGAAGGGAATAGCATAGGTTTAATCTCATTATTCCTATACTTTGCCACTAATTGATGTGGGAAGGTTGTTATGTCAATAACAGTAAATGCAGAATAGTCGTTACCCACACCACGAGCAACATCAACAGTAACAACATAATTATGATCAGTTTCAACACCATAATATACATCTAAACCTCTATTGCTTAATTGTGGTTGTTCATATACTAAAGTTCTTAGTTTTGATGGTGATATAAGGGTATCAACAGATCCTAAGAATTCACACTCAAACTCAACCTTAAACTGTTGTTCAGAAGTATTGGCAATTGTTTGTAACTTCCATGCTTCATCTCTACCTGGAACATCCCACCAATTAACCTCAGTTGGTATATACTCATTCTTCTTACGTTCAGCATCATGCCAAAGTTTATAGAAGTGATTCATCCCGTGAGGGGTAGAAACAATTATAACCTTGGTATTTTTACCAGATGAGATAGTAGGATAAACCGAACTAAAGAACTGATCGGCAATATGGTTTTGAACGAACGCAAATTCGTCTAAGAATATAATGTTGTAAGATCCACCACGAACTGCAGACGCAGATGTGGATGCAGCAATAATTTTAGAACCGTTCTCTAATTCAAGAGATGCTTTGTTCCAAGTTAAAACTCCTTGTTGCAACCATCTTGGCAAATTCTCATATGCAGTTTGAAGTCTATCTAAAAGATCCTTAGCAGTTGATGCTTTGTTAGCAAGGATCGCTATATTTACATTATCATTAAAAATAGCATAATATAGCAGATAAGACACAACAATAGTTGACTTACCTGACTGTCTGGGTAATTTACAGATGTTAAAACGGTTATTATGGAACCGATCTAACATTTGCTCCTGAAAAGAATACGGTTCAAATTGCTTTAAACCGTAGTCTAGGGTAACAATGTTTATATAATTCTTCGCAAAATATATCGGATCATCTATACATCTAGAAAACTCAAGGACTTGCTCCTCAGTAAACTCCTGAGTAGTATTTGCCTTTTTTAATAAGGGATTACCAAGATAATGATCAACAGCCATCTAATTAGTTTGCAAATCCTACAGCAGCACCTAAAACACTAGCATCTGCTGCATAAATTGCCTCAGTTGATTTTTTTCCAACAATTTCAGTTGTATTACCTAGCATTGTAAAGGTTCCAATTGTTGTAGATCCTCCAACAGAATCAATGACGGTTATTACTCTAGCAGTAGAAGTAGTATTGACAAGACGAACTGCTGAAGCACCACCGAAGAGAGATGCACCTGCTGCATCAGTGCCACATGCTGCTTGAGTTCCTTTAATTAAAGTGATCATGATTTTTTAGTGTCCCGTAGTTCTATTTATTAAGCACTGTCTTGTGCTTTCTTCTCGTCATCACGAACTTTTTTAGTAGCCTTTAAGAATTTTTCGAGATTCTTTTGTGACTTCTCATCACTTGCCTTCAACCTTTCAAGGTTTGCTCTCATGGCATCAGCAATTTTACCTTCACCCATAAAACTTTTTAAAGACTTCTTCTCTTCATACTGAGGATGTCCTTTGATCTTGTCATATCCACCATGCTTTTTAGCAAGAGCAGCCTTCTTCTTTGCATAATCAGGTGACTTTGTATTGTCATACTTAGCCTTTGCTTCCTTTACTTCTTTCCTCACACCCTTAGTTTTGACACCTCTTTTTGCTTCATGTTCTTCTCTTCTTTTTTTTGAAAACTTCTCAGTATGTCCTTTTTTCAAAAACGATGCCATCGGATTATATTGGTGACTACTGCCTTTCTTATCTGGCACATCTTCACCTTCTTTCTTACCAAATCTTCTTAGATTTCTTGCTTGTGATCTATCTTTCCTACCACCTGCAAACGGTCCTGATGGTAATCGTTTATCTGCCACCCCCTCTATAACAGGTAAAGATGCCTCAATCTCTTCTGTTACTGGATCGCAATCACAGTCATCGCCACATTTTGCATGGGATTCATGTGTATCACAACCACATTCTTTAGATTCTTTTTGAACTTTTATAAGAGGATTCCTATCATTATCAAATTGTGCTTCATTACTTGGAAGTTCATCCCTTTGGAAGTAAACAACTTTACCACCAGGATATACTTTTATAATCTCATCTTGAACATCATTTCTTGTTGGCATCTTTGCCTGTGGGAAAAACATCCTAATGTTATACATCTTACCCCGCCATTGCACACCAACTTGAACGATGTGACCGAATTCTGATGGGAGCCTTACTGCTTCATCAACTGTCATTTGGAGTTCCTCCTTCTTAGTTTTCTTCTCAGGTAAACCTTTATGCTTTGTAGATGCAAAATCTTTTACATCTTTAGTCTTCATACCACAAGCAGCTTTTGCAACCTCTGGTGTAGAAGCATTACCAGTTCTTTTAGCATTAAGAACTGCACCCATAAACCTTTGCTGTTTTTTAGAGACTGCTTCTTCATTAGTCTCTCTTGAAGCTGCTCGAACAGCTCGTCTAACATCATGAGATACATCTGCTTTTACCTTAGCAGATATTTCATTTTTAAGTCTATCACGCTGTATTGCTTTTTTATGAGCAGTTTGGTGATCAGCTGCTTTAGACTTATTTGTTTTAGTGAATGTTGCAAGTTTTTCTTTACGCTTCTGGATTCCTTCCTTCCGCTTATCATCAAGATTTTCATTAACATCTACATTACCTTTGGTATTTGTAGGTGCATGAACACTTCGATGCCTTTGATCTCTTGCCTTTTTAGTTGCTTTAAGTTCCTTATCCTTTTGAGCATAAGTATCTTCTTCATTAACCCATTGATCTGATACCTTCATTTTAGGCATAACATCTTCAGGTCTAATGAGATCAATAATCTCAGCAAACTTTTCACCAGTGCATGTGCGAAGAACTACGTTCTCACCCATTCCACCACCATCACCACCGTTACCACCATTGCCACCATTACCGTTACCATTCTTACTCTCACCTTCATCCCCATCATCTTCGTCTTGAACTAGACGACCTCTACCACCTACGTGATATCCAGAGGGAATCTTTTTACATTTTTTATCAGTGTAACAATAATAATAACCCTTTTTACAGGATTTGTGCATGTGGTCTTCAAAAACGTCGTTATTAATTTCAGTAACAATTAAGTCTACAATCTTCAACCCTTCAATATCTGGGTTGGGAGGCAGTTCAATTTTAGAGTTTACACTCGTCATTTTCAAACGCAGTTTTTTTCTATTTATCTTTTTCTTCCGCTTTGTTCTTTTTAAGTAACTTGGATAATTCTGCTGTTGAACCAAAGAACATAGCATTGGTAACGTTAGTTGGACCTTTTGGATTATCCTCCTCAACTTCTTTAATCTTCTTCTGAAGATCCATTAACTTATCTGTCGTATCAGAAACAGATTTAATAAGTTGACCAACAACCTCAAATGCTCTTGCATTTCCTTGATCAACTGCTATTTCTAAAGCACTATCTAATGCTTCTTGTCCTTTCTCAATAATAGAATATAATTGCCCTCTTGTATAATCATAATCCTTCTCTATATCAACATCTTTATTCTTAGATGTCTGTACTGGTTTCTTAGATTCTGGTTTTACAACTTCAGTCTCAACAACTTCTTCTATATCAAAAGTGTCGTTTAGATCTTTAAATTTGTCAGTCATAATCTTACCCATTCTCTTTCTTGATATATTCCACCCCAGTTTGCAGTAGGTTCTGGCATTGGAAAACTTACCGATAATCTAGAAGTAGTTGAAGTTGCCAGGTGCGGATAATGAGCAGGAATTTGAACTGCATCACCTGGTTCCATAATACTATCTATAATAGGTTCAGTATCCATCTCCATATTTTGATTGTATTGATTAGGGTCTACCTTATCCCAAATCTTCCAATGAGTCGTACCTTCACACTGAACTATAACATTATCATTATCATCGAAATGAATACCAAAAGGATGCTTTTGATCTATATTAATACAACTGTAAATATGTGCGTCAACTGCGGATTTAAATTCTTTTTCAATCTTATATGCCAAATTATTGATTGTCTCTGTTGTTCTAGACATCTCACTAAACCAACAAACATATTTTTGTATTGCTTCTCTTAAAACCGTAGGAGGATAACATCCTGGATTAGTTGTCCATACATCATTTTCCCATACCAAATGTGCTTCTGGAGAAAGTATATGAACCTTCTCTTGAGTCATTAATGGTCGTATGTTTATTATATTCTCGAATTCATTCCAAGATAATAAATTAGGATGATAATCCTTCAAATATTGTGGCTTCATGTCCCACTAAATCCAAAGTCATCTCCTGCTTCTATAAGTGCATTATCGGCACTAGTAATTCCTTTGACATCACTACCACGAACATGTTCAATGGCAGTTGTATTATAAGAAGCACGTTTTACAGTTAGTTTATTACCAGTAATATCAGTAATATACATTGTCTCATTATTAATATCAATATATGTTTGTTCTGCTAATCCTGCAGAATCATCTACAGGAATAATAGTTGCTGTTGCAAGAACATCTTCTGAGAGATTTGCAATAACATCTCCAGTGTAATTCTTCGTAGCAACTGGTGTAGCATATGCAATCTGACGACCAGAACCTGCAGTACTTTTTTCTCCAGGTGAAATACCAATAGATACCTTCTTGATAAGATCTTTTGGTGTACTTGGAACTGGACCAAATAGGTATGTTTTAGCAGTAAAACTCAAGGTATACAATAATACCCTTCTTGATGTATAATCTCCTTCATAGTTGTCTTCAAAAGCAACATTATCTAGAGTAATTGGAATATCTTTCTTCTCTCCAATAGTCTCTACTAAATCAACTGTAATTGTGTAATTGGGTTGAAAATATGGAAGTATTTGCTCTACGATTTGTAATGCGTCATCATTTAGCAAAGTCATTATGGACAACTCAAACTGCATGTTATAAGGAACAGGCATATAAACCTTACGCACATCCTTCTTATCAGTTTTTATTGTAGTTACAAAAGTCTGTGTTGCACCAACCTTCCTAGTAGTATCATATTCAATACCTGTAAACTCAAAAGACATTCTGGGCAAACTCATAGATACTGGTTTATTCAGATCTGGTTGTTGCTCGATTCTTGCTAAAAACTTCTGAGTTGGACCATATGCCAATGGAACTTTAATAATCGCAGATGGATCAACAGAACTATCACCATCTCTGTGAATAGTGATACTATTGAAGAGAGTACCGAATCCAATTACGGTTTTTCTAAAAATTTGATGGTAAAAATGATCAAACATAATTATACATTTCCAAATGGGTTACTTTCACTAAAGTCTAATATATTATCTGCTTCAGACTCTATAGTTGCATTTTGAGGGAATCCAGTTTCTGGAAGATCATCACTATTTAGATCACTTATACAGAACCTTGTTGAAGTTTCTTGACCAACAATGTATTCTCCTTTTTGGAAGGTTCCTACAATCTGACCAACTCTTAATTCTCTTGTAACAGCATTCCAAGTCTTAACTTGAGCAGTTGCACTGCTTGCTGTACCGACTATATCCTCTCCTCTATTAAATGAACCAGTTCCTCCAGTTTGTACTGGTGGTGCAATTAATATTTCTGGAGTATCAGTGTACCATCCACCACAAGATTCGTAAACAAGTGCAGTAACTGAACCTGCAGCAGATACAACTGCTTTAACCACTGCTGGTATAGTTGTACTACCAATACCACTATATCCATCAGGTGCAAATGCTACCGTTGGAATTCCAACATAACCTCCACCACCATTAGTGATAGTAATGATACCACAAACACCATCAGCAATATTTGTTATAGCATATGCTCCACTACCAGTATCGGTCATAAATCCAACTCTTGGTGCTACAGTATATCCAGAACCTGGATTTGTTAAATTTACTGCTTGAACTCTTGATAGATCTTCATTTGGTTCACAAAAATCTACAAGACCACTAATCATAGAACTAACACCAACTGGATTTGTTCCCCCACTTGGAGCAGATGAGAATGCAACTTGAGGTGGATGTGTATATCCAGAACCTCTTCTAGAAACGATAACATTACGAACACCACCATCAACTAACGTTGTAACAGCAGTTGCTTGTGATGCTATTCCAGCAAGAGTCATTGTTTGAATATAACCCTCTTCTTCAACATTATCATCAATAAAGTCGATACCTGTATCCACTTCTTCATCGTTATAGATGA